ACTGTTGCAGAAATGCAAGAGGCGATTAAAAAAGCAGACCACAATGGCCGTGTACGAATCAGGGTCAAGAATGGTCGAGACCCCAAGAAGCCTTACGCTATTCTTGTAGAACCAAAACCACAGCAGTCAGAAGGTCTCCAGCAATCCCCTGACCTGCCCTTCTAAATGGAGGAATTTATAGCGTTTTTCGTAGCACTCGAATGGAAAGTCAAAATGGTTTACTCTGACAATCCGTTCTTTGGGTTCACCAAGGATGACAAGAAGATACTGCTGAACATTCAAGTAGGAACCTTTGAAAACCCTGTCGCCAAGCTCTCTAATCACAGGAGACATCCGATGGAAACCCATGTTTTGCTTGTAACACCCAACAAGCCTCTAACCAATGTCGTACTCCTAGAATCGCAAGATTTCTGGGAGGCGACGGAGGCGGGAGTTGTAAACCTAAAACAGATAGCGGACAAAATCAAATGGAAATCAAGAGTCGAAGACACAAAAAGCGTAAAATAGTCGTTGAGTTCCCACCATCGATTACTTTGCTACTATGGCTAATCCTATCGGGTATGGCTGTAATGATAAGCGGTGGGATATTTGTACTAATACTTAAACTATTAAATGTAATCTAATGGAACTTTTATTTTTACTACTAGGCTTCATGTTCATGCTGTTCAACGAGATGGAGGACGAGTGCATCAAGAGCCAATGGGGCCCTAAGTTCATGAAATGGAACGGCATGGCTTCTTGGAAGAACAAGTGGGCTGTAACTAAGACAGGTAGGTTAAAACCTTACAAACCCAAATGGTATCACTTCGGTATCCCGATGCCTCAAGAGGAGCGGTTCCCGTTCAGCTCTACATTCTTGGTGTTCCTCACGGACGCTGAGCACTTGTTTCAGATGTGCAAGATAGTCGTCGCATCGGTAGCTATCGGTGTGCTAAACCCAACGCTTGGAGTTTCGTTCTTCGTGGGGCATCTGTTTGTAGGTGTTGCAAAAGAAACTTTCCTGAAGTCTTGGATTAAAGGGTAAGTTATGAACATCGGAAACATCCTTGACCTGCTCATTGAAATCGGCAAGGGAATAGCTACTGCGCTCTTTATTTTAATCATGCTCACACTAATCTGGACACTATGAGATACCTATCGCTCCTAATGCTCCTCCTGACCGCTTGCACCAACGACCGCCCTTGGAAGGTGATTGAGGTGCGGGCCAAGGGGGATTCCTGCGAGTATGTCCTGTCCCGTTCCAACGGATTTGGACCGCAAATAAAGACCCTGACCGATTCGTGTGGTGCGTACAAACTATTTCAAACCTTAAGCCTATGAAACGATTCTTAGTATTTGCAGGTGATGCCTATTATCCTGAAGGAGGGATGAATGATTTTCAGGAGGACTTCGACACCTTGGAAGAGGCCAGAAGTTTTGAAGCAAAAATCATAGAAAAGTTTAAATCTATATGGAAGGACAGCTGGAAGGATTTTAATTGGACCGAGATTTGGGATTCGGAAACCCGAACCCACGTTTAGTATGCAATCGGGTATAATGAATGATAAATCGGTCAATAAGCACCCTTATCGCATATAATGAATGATAAATCCGTCAGCCCATACATGAAAACGATATACTTTCAACCCAAGGGAATAAACCCAAAATTTTGCGAAGCAGGTGTCATTCACGAAAGCGACAATGAATCTATCCGCTACTTAAGTGAACCTTGCAAAGTGTCAATTAATGATGTAAAAATCATACCAAACGAGAGCGTCACTTATGATGAAAAAAATGGGTTATATCTTGTTCGGGAAAGTACTCATTAGTGAACAAATCGTCAGCCTACACGCTGACAAACCAACCCCCAGCGTCAGCCTATAACCTTACCAACCCTGTCGCAAAAAAGGTAAAGATTTGCGACAAGCATCTGTCACATATCTTGTCAAAATTTGTGACATATAAACCCCAAAAACGATGAAAAACGAAACAATCAAAACCGAATGGAGCTTACGCTCATGCTTTGAGCAGATGCGAGATGCGAATGGCGATGTGATGCTCACTGAAAAGGAGCAAGAAGAAATCATTAGTCTTGTAGAAGAGCGTAGCAGAAAATGGATTAAATTGAAAAAAAAGAAACCCGCTTTTGGGGAAGATGTTCTAGTGTTTACAAAACATGGCTATCAAACCGTAGAATGTTTATCTGAGCTTGATGATGCATCTTTTTGTTGGGAGACCTACAATGAATTATCCTCAGTTCTCTACTGGATGCCACTACCCCCAAACCCGTTCTAACATGGAGTCGGCTTATGTTGGCGAAAAGACTCCCATCTGGTGTAACGATAACTTTTAAACTATGAACCAAGAACTATTTGATACGAAGCGATATACGCAATGGACCTCAAAGCTTGGGGCCGAATCAATCGAGCAAGAGTCAAGCAATTTGCAATCTGTTTTGCAGAATAGGGCTGCATTTAGCGATTTAACCGTTAGAATTGCAGAAAAAAAGCTACACCTACTAAACAAAAGACCATGACACCTGAGAAAGCCGTTTACATCATAAGGTCTCTTGTGGATGAATATGGCATTTCGCAATCCACAATGGCCAAGCATTTAGATATGTCGAGGGGAGGATTCATTAAAGTATACAATGGTCAGAGCAGACCATCATCAGTCTTTGTGTACAACGCATCAAGGCTCATTAGAAGAATACGAATGGAGGTGTCCAATGGATAGACACCTAGTTGGAGTGTATGGCACTCTAAAGCGCAATAAAGGCAACCACCCTTACATGGAGTACGCTGATGCCGAGTTCTTAGGCGATTGCGAAACCAAGGCGAAGATGAGGCTATGTGTTGACGGGCTCCCCTACTTAATCAAAGGAGAGCACGAGGATGGCGAGAATGTCACAATAGAGCTCTACTCCGTTGATGATGTGGGGCTCAAGATTTTAGATTCCCTTGAGGGCCACCCTTACTTCTACGAGCGAGAGAAGATACCGCTCATCATGGAGGACGGCTCAGAGATTGAAGCTTTTGTTTATCAAGTAACCCAAAAATATGACAATGGAAGATACCAAAAAGAGTACTAACGAAAAGATTATCGAGCAAGTCCGTGCTATTGAGACCTTGCTCATTGAGAAGAACATCGCTTACGGGGATAGCGCAACGAACCCTGCGAATGTGTTCAGCAAGAAATCACCGAGGGATTCTATCTGTGCTAGGATAGATGACAAGTTGAACCGCATCAAGAACCGAGGACTCAACGACCACACCGAGGACACCGTAACTGATTTAATTGGCTATTTAATTTTATTAAAAATCGTATTACAAGATGAACGAGAGCAACCCACTAGACAAGAGGATAACGGTGTTCAAGACACTGACGGACACAGCGAGCCCGATTATCGCCACACTTGGACAAGTAGTTCAACAAGTGGCGAACCCAAAAAAGTATTCTTTAACGATTATTGAGCGCATTCGCTCAGGCGAGGCAACTAAAGACGAGAAGAAGCAGCTACCTATTATCTGTTTCTCTGGGGTTTTCAAGACGAGGGACGATGCGTCCCTTGAGGAGCACTCTGGCTTGATGGTTATCGACATCGACGATGTTAACGCTGTAGAAGCCAAGAGGCACATAGCGCTGGACAAGCACACGCTTGTATGCTTCGTGTCCCCCTCTGGTAGAGGCATCAAGGTCGTGGTAAGGATATCAAACCCTGAACGCCACCGAGACCACTACCGCTCCATCATCAAGTACTACGACATCAATTACGGCCTTGAGGTAGACCCAACGGGTATCAATGTGTCAAGGGCTTGCTTCTTTAGCTACGACCCAGAGATTGTATATAGAGAGGACGCTGAACCCTACGGGGGTCTTCTCTCCGAACGAGCCGAGGCGCAACAGATTGAAGTTAAAACAGCTGGTATCACAGACTATGAACAGCTGAACATAGCGTGTCGCATGATTCGCAGAGCTGAGCAGGGGGAGAAGCACGATGTGCTACTTCGTGCCTCTGTGCTCTGTGGTGGTTACGTCGCTGCCTCACTGATGGAGGAGGATGAGGTCGTCCGTGTATTGGCTAGGGAGATAAGCAAGCGAGATGTGGACTCCATGCAGGTAGCCATGAACACCATCAGGGACGGCTTAGAGCGAGGCAAATTGATGCCCATTAAGAATGTCCTCGACGAGCGTGATAAGATGCGTAGGGAGCTCCTAATCAGCGATGGGGATATGTCCTTCATCTCCTCTGACGACGACGATTACAAGTGGATTTCCATGTTCGCAAGAGGGGAGATTCCTCAAGGTCTGTCCACTGGAATTGAGAAAGTTGACGCTCACTGGCGGTTCAAGAAGAACTTTATGGTTATCAACGGCCATTCCAACATCGGTAAGACGACCTTCGCATTGTACCTACAGGTGGCTAGCTCCATGAAGCATGGCTGGAAGTGGTTGCTATACACCTCCGAGAACAAGACCGCCTCCGTGAAGATGAAGCTAATGACCTTCGCCATGGGTAAGACCATCGAGTCGATGACCAAGGCTGAATTGAAGCTCAGCTACGACTGGGTTCGAGCTCACTTCACGATTATCGAGAACAACAAAACCTACTCCTTCTATGACCTCCTCGTCTTCACTGAGAAGGTTCTACGCCAAGAGAGGCTTGATGGGGTCCTCATAGACCCCTACAACGGACTCAAGCGTGATATGAGGCAGGGTTCTACCTTGGGTGTGCATGAGTACGACTACGAAGCGATTAGCGAGATGCTGACAATGGCGAACGCCAACGGCATTGCGGTGTGGCTCAACGCCCACGCAGTCACGGAGGCTCAGCGTATGAAGGGCCCAGACGGATTGCCCATTGCCCCGTTTGCAGAGCAGACCGAGGGAGGTGGTAAGTTCGTAAATAGGGCGGATGATTTCGTTACTTTTCACAGGAAGATTCAGCACCCCGATGCAGCGTTGAGGCGAACTGTTGAAATGCACGTTCGTAAGATTCGTGAGACAGAAACGGGTGGTTCCCCTACATCGTTGGACAACCCTCTCATGTTCGAGTGCAACTTCGATAGAAACACCTTCTACTTCAACGATGGTTCGCTGATGTTCAATCCTTTAGCTTGTGGAGAACTAAGTGAAACTTTATTTAGATAATTGACAGATAGGTTCATAGATTTACAGATGGCCAAAAAAACTAAGATAAATGCAGAGAAGAACTTCTACGATGGCATCCAATTCAAGAGTGGTCTGGAGCTCTATTGCTACAAGAAACTCAGAGCCGCTGGTTTGGTATTCGACTATGAGTCGGAATCGTACACGCTCATGGACGGTTTCGTTTTCTCAGGTACCTACTTTAAGTGTACCAACGGGGCTCAGCTCATGGTCAACCGAAGTAACGGGAAGGAGTTCCCTATCACCTACAAGCCTGACTTTGTGTCGCATGACCACAAGTTCATCATTGAGACCAAGGGATTTGTGCCTTCACAGCACACATTCACGATACGCTGGAAGCTATTTCTTCACTGGCTGGTCATCAACGAGATGACTGATTACAAAATCTTTTTACCTAAAAACCAATTACAAGTAGACCAAACCATAAACATAATCTTAAACGATGGACAAGATACAACTGTCGGCTTACTACCTGATGTCGGTAAGTCGCATTCAAAGACACGCAGTCGACCTGTACGAAAAACTACACGACGAAAAAGGGGACCCGATACACGACGAAGAGCTCGTTAGGAAAGCTTGCACCGAGCTGTTGGTGGATTCAAGGAAGGAGTTAGACTTCCTTAAAGACGCTCTGGAAGAGCACAACTCTCAGTAATATGAGCAGGTTTGCTTCATCGGTAGCCGAAGGGAAATCGGCAGAGGAGAGGTTTGTCGCTGACTATATCCTCACCTACGGTCTACCAGAGACCATCCTGAAAGCCTCTCAGTACCAAAACATCCACGAACACTGGGATGTATCCATCAACGGGGATTGCATCGACGTGAAGGGCCGTAGAAGGCTCTCAAGGGGCTCTGGTTTCAACGAGGCTTACGCTATCTTCGAGATGAAGAATGTAAGCGGTAGACTAGGCTGGGGTTACGGGTTAGCGACATTCATCGTGTACGAGTTTGAGGACCGATGGGTGACGGTGGATAGGGACAAAATCGTGTCCATTGTGGAGCCAAAGCTATTGGAGGATAAGCAGGTTTACTATAAATTTGCAGGCCCCTACAAGAACCACTCAAGGGAAGGCCGTAACGACCTGTTCACATGGATTCCAGTGGCTGATTTGGAGGAGATAAAGACTAGTTCATTCATTAAAAAAATCAAAGATGCTCTTTAAACAAAGAATCCCATACAAACCCTTTGAGTACCCCGTCTACTATACGGAGGGGTGGCTCAAGCAAGCTCAAGCGTTCTGGTTGCACACGGAGATACCCATGCAACAGGATGTTAAAGACTTTAGAGAAAACTTATCTGACCACGAGAAACAGCTCGTTGGGAACATCTTGCTTGGCTTCGCTCAAACAGAGTGTGCTGTGTCTGACTATTGGACAAATCAGGTCACAAGGTGGTTCCCAAAGCACGAAATCATCCAGATGGCAATGATGTTTGGCTCTCAGGAGACCATCCACGCAACGGCCTACAGCTACCTCAACGAAACCTTGGGCTTGGAGAACTTCGACGGCTTCCTCCACAACGAGGTAACGAAGAACAAGTTCGACAACCTGATGAACACCAAGAACGACTACACCTATGTGGAGCTGGCAACGATGCCACTCGCTAGGGTCGAGGTAGCCAAGTCGCTGGCGGTGTTTTCTGCCTTCGCTGAGGGTGTGTCGCTGTACTCCTCCTTTGCTGTGCTGTATTCCTTTCAGATGCGTAACCTCCTCAAGGGGATAGGGCAGCAGATGAAATGGTCTGTGAGGGATGAATCCTTGCACTCTAAGATGGGTTGTATGCTGTTCAGGCAGATGTGCGAAGAGTACCCAGAGCTTAGGGATGCAGCGAGAGAGAAGATTCTGGAGGCTGCTCATTTGAGCGTCAACATGGAGATTGATTTCATCAACAAGATGTTTGAGAACGGGGACCTAGAGAACCTGAAGGCAGAGGACTTGGTGGAGTTCATCCGCAAGCGTGCCAACGAAAAGCTCATTGAGCTCGGATACGAGCCTGTGTTTATCGTTGACACCACGAAGTCGGATAACCTCGATTGGTTCTATCACCTAACGGGTGGTCTCACGCATACGGACTTCTTCGCTCTACGGCCAACGGATTACTCCAAAGCTGGAGAGGGGGAAGACTTTGAAGATGTTTGGCACTAAACCTTTAAACTATGAAACTGAAAAGACTTACACCAAAAGAGTACAAGAGCAAAGTCGCTGACATCTGCGACTCAATGACGGAGGATGAGGTTGAGAAGCTGACCGTTTTTTATTGGGAGACCCAGATTAACGGGAAGAAGTTCTTCGTTACCTATATCTGCGAGACTGACGAGACTGATGATTCGGTTATGGAGATTATGAAAGCAAAATCGAAGGAAAAATGAACTACAACTACACAGACAAAATTCTCTTTGATTACCTCACAGAGAACCCAGACGCAAGCGTCATCCAGATTAATAGAGTTACAGGAGTTAGCTTTCCTCTGATTACGGACTTCCTTGAGAACAAATGGAGGGGTGGTAAGGGGCCAGCTGGTGAGCAGGGTCCACAGGGGCAAACAGGAGCGCAAGGGCCAACAGGGCCAACGGGTCCCAGAGGGCCTATTGGAGTGGCATGGCAAGGACCTTATGCCCCATCAACTGTTTATTTTCAAAACGACACCATCAGTTATGGAGGAAGCAGCTGGATATGCGTTGTAGCACAAACGACTGAGACACCGAGCATAGATTCGAATGACTGGCAGCTATTGGCTGCAGCTGGGCCTGTTGGTCCTACTGGAGCTCAGGGTAGTCAAGGTAATACTGGGGCTCCTGGACAATTAGGTCCACAGGGTCCCGTTGGTCCGCAAGGCCCTACAGGAGTTAAGGGAGACCCAGGGCCAACTGGAACGCAAGGACCTAGCGGTGAACCTGGACCAAAAGGAGACCCTGGTACAAGCGTTGTACTAAAGGGAAGCGTTGCGACGACAGCAGCTCTTAACAATATCCCAAACCCTACTATTGGTGATTTGTATGTCGTTCTTTCGGATGGCAATGGGTATGCATACAATGGTAGCTCTTGGGATGACGTAGGCAAAATACGTGGGCCTCAAGGACCTCAAGGACCTCAAGGACCTATTGGAAACACGGGTAATACTGGGGCCCCAGGTACAGTAGGACCAGCTGGTCCAGGTGGAGTACAAGGTCCAAAGGGAGACCCAGGTGACGTTGGAAATCAAGGTCCACAAGGGCCTCAGGGCCCAGTAGGCGCAACAGGTCCTAAAGGAGACACAGGACTAACAGGCCCAACAGGACTAACAGGTCCAACAGGTGCAACAGGTGCAACAGGCCCCAAAGGGGACCCAGGTGACGTTGGAGCTCAAGGTCCAACAGGCCCAACAGGTCCAACAGGCCCAACAGGCGCAACAGGTCCTAAAGGAGACACAGGACTAACAGGCCCAACAGGACTAACAGGTCCAACAGGTGCAACAGGTGCAACAGGCCCCAAAGGGGACCCAGGTGACGCTGGCGCTCAGGGACCTACAGGTGCTACAGGTGCTACGGGTGCTACGGGTGCTACGGGTGCTACGGGTGCTACAGGCCCAGCGGGACCAAAAGGAGACCCAGGTGATGTAGGGGCTCAAGGGCCAGCGGGACCAGAAGGCCCACAGGGACCGACAGGGGCTACTGGGGCTACTGGGGCAACGGGTGCTGGGTATTCCAGCGGTCAAAATGTTGGTGATATCAAGTATTGGGATGGCTCTGAATGGATGAACTTAAGTATAGGAACGGCTGGTCAAGTGTTGACAGTCGGAGAATCAAGCAGTTTAACTTGGACAAATAAATAATGAGAAACTACGGAAAAGAATTTAATTGGGAGGTCGGTGTAGACTTCCCCGCTTGGGCAAACACAGAGGAGTACGTCAAGACCATTACGAATGGGTACTTGATTAACAACGAAACCCCCAAAGAAGCATACAATAGAGTATGCAGAGCAGTAACAAACAGATTGAATCAAACGAAGGCGTTCGAGGACAAGCTGTTCTCGTACATCTGGAATAATTGGTTGTGCTTAGCCACACCAGTCCTCGCTAACACAGGAACCGATA